CAAGATACCAGCTGGTATCTCAATATTTCTTGTTTTAATATTTTTAGAAACAATATTACCATTTTGACCACCATTTTCAATGATAGTAGCAACAATAGGTGGGAACGCTCCTTTGATTGCAGCACCAAAGCTGGTTGTACTAGAATTCTTTTGTATGTTTGTACTATCAATAGTATCTAATAATGACATGAATAAATCACTAGAACTTTTAAGTTCTGTTTGTGGTTTTCTAATTCTAACACCAGAAAAAATAGTAGACATGTAGTTTGGTTTAAGACTATGCTTAACATGCGTTATCATATAAGCACCATGAAACATAGGTATGTTATTCAATTGGAAATACATCATAGGTTGAATCATGGCATTACCCATCATTTCAACTTCTACCTTGTAACTTCTGACAGAATAAACATTGTATATGTTTTGACCAGCAATTGTTTTATTGTTTTCACTGCCTTTTTTAGATATATCATCAGTTATTTGCAACGATTCGGCTGTTTCACCGAATTCACTTTGATCAAGAGTAATATCCTTAAATATGTTTTGATTTTGTTGTCCAAAATTAACGGCAAAGAATGTAACTGTATCCTCACCTGATTGAACTGGTTCGGTAAAATCCTTAGGTAATCCAGGTAATACATTTCCATCTTTACATCTAAGATCAAAACCATCATTGGTATAATCAGAATCAACATAATCTAAGTGTTTTGATTTTTGACCAAGATATACACAAACAAATGAAGGTCCAGAAACACCATTATTTAGTAATTCCGTTTCAAAATAAGACAATGGTTTAAACATAGACTTAAGTGTTTCTTCATCATTGTAGTTAATGAAAGCTGGCAATGGAATGAAATCAAAATTATTTGATATCAATAAGCTGGTTACCATATCATAGAAACTAGAATTAGGATTGTCACGTAAATATTCATGAACTGGCGTTGGATTAATGATAAGCTCATCACCAATATCCTTAAATGATCTAGTTACAAATCTAAAACTATCGATTAACTTAGGTTCAGTAAATCCTCTCTTAGCTGCTAATTGACTATCAACTGTATTTCTTCCACCACATTGGAAGATAACATTATCACCATCTTGAGCACCACCAATCCATTTGTCATAAATATTTTTACAAGTTTTATATAATTGTAGTTTTATTGTTATGTCATCTGATGTACCAAAAAGGTCTTGTTCAGTTTGTTTTTTTTGACTATCAATAGATAATGTACTTTTAACTGCATTTATCTTTGCTATAATAGCATCTAAGTACATTCTTAAGTCTGTTTCTGGTACTATTATTTCTTGTCTTAATGTAGTATTAACTATACTATCATTTGTTTTCCATATTCTATATGTTGTATTTGCAATTATAACTTCTTGTGTAAATAAATCCATTATTATCTTTACAGCTTGAGAACCATCCTTCATTTCTAAGAAATAATTATATTGAAAAACGTCAATTGGTAATCCTGATTCTGTATCTATAATTGGTGTGAATACAATATAGTTATCAAAATTATAAATACTTTGTTGAGAAACTGTTCTTGAATAAATATTTCTCATTATTGTTCTATCCAATACCCAACGTTTACCATCATTATCAAAATAACTAGGATCAGTTATTGAATATAAAGCAGATGGATTATTAACAATGCTATTATACGCTGTTGTCCAACCATTTGGAAGATAATCAAAAATTTCTAATTTTGATCTTACTAAATCCCAATCTGATACTTGTCCTTGAATAGGTGAACTTACAAAATCAAAAAATACTTTTTTAAACTCATCCTTAACTTGATCTGGTAGTGTTAATAATATTGTATCAATTGATTTATATCTTTCATCAAAATAATAATTTGTTATACCAAATGACATTTGTTGATTGACAAAATCTCTTGCCCCTCTTTCTTCTGTCGTTTGATGTTTTAATGTTAGATATTGTGTTTTTTTTGGATAGTATGTTGGATCGATATTATCGAGATATGTTGGTAAAAATGATTCAATAGAATTATTGAATAATATTGGATCATTAGTATCAGAACCACCACCTATTTGTCTTCCTATTACAGAATCGATTATTGGTTGTGTTGAATCAGCCCTCCACAGCATAGCACCAATAAAAGCAACCCAAAGCTTTGGGGCAGATATAAATCCAGCTCTATGTCCAAAAATATTTATAATTTCGCCTTTATCAAATATTGTATTGTTATCTGTTGTGAAATCAAATAACCCAGAACCAAAAATACCACCATCAGCTTCTTCATCATTTGAAACTAATCCATTCCATGGAAATGTGTGTAAGAATAATAATGCTTTAGAATAATTGGAAGATTGTTCATTGTATAATCTACTTCCAAATAAACTAATAGGTGCTAGATTTGTATTTCCTGGAGCATCTTCATAAAAAACTTGGAAATTTATATATGGATATGTTACATCTTGATTGCCTTTTATATAATCATTTATTAATTTTCTGTTATGCCCATAATTACTGTGCATTCCACCATTACCTTGATTTATGCCATCCCTACCTATAGTATCAGAATCAATATTTCCCATATATGCATTAATACTATTAGCAACAATATAGGTATCTCCAGTTATATCAATATCACTACTAGTACCACCAGCTAATGAAGCACTTCTTGTAGTAGCAAGACCATTTGATTTATTATACCAATAATTAGTTACAATAAAATTACCACCATCAGCGATTGTTATATTTCCATCAGCATAGAAAACATATCTAAAAGGTAAATCTTTTAATTCATCTTTTCCATAATTTAATTTAGAAAATTCTTGGGTTCCGTATAAACCACCCATTACATTAAAACCAACATCTGATGATGAAAAATTAGTATCTTTTTGCTTTAGTTTAGATAAATCAATAGTTATTTCTTGACTCAATGGTGGTGACACCAAAGGAAATGCTAAATCAACTCTTCTATATTGATCAGGAGATAATATTTTAACATAAACACCACCATCGTTTTCTTTTATTGCTGGAATATTATTAACATTCAATTGTGTTGTTGTATAATTTGTTAAAAATAAACTTCCAGAATTTGCTTTTTCAACTGTTTCTAAAATATTCCATGATCCAGTAAAACTATCACTAACAGGTAATACAAGTAAATTATCAAGATTGGAAATATAATCATAACCATATTCATTTGATGTAGGTGATTTAACTAATATTTTTTTTGATTGGCCATTGATTATTCCTTCTATTCCAATAAAATCATCTGTTGTTACTTGAGTTAACGATTGCAGTATTGATGGATTACTGATATCAGTTAACAATGCATTTGCTTCAACATTAGCAATTGCTTGTATCTCATCTGAAGATAATGAACTATTTGAATATCCAAGATAAGTCATGGCTCTAAGCATAACCAAAACCATAAGTTCTGATCTGTTATTTCCTTCTATTCTTTTATATGGGAATTTATCAATGAATAATCTAGTATCTATTGGATTTATTGGAAACCAATTATTTGTTGCTTCTATTAATTCAATTTCATCACTTTTTGCTTGTGCTGATTGTGTTAAAAATGCTTTTAAAAGATCGTCAATGAATTCTAATTCAGTAACATCTGATGGCTTATCCAATACCCCTGGTTTTCCAAGATATGTTTCAACAAAACCATCTGTGTCATTATCACTTCTATAATCTGGCCATGGATAGTATTTTAAACTTAGTGTTCCATTATTCGCATCTGAAGTACTACCATTTGCATTACTTTTTATATCATAACTATCCTCATCTGTAAACTTTTTAAGTTGATCGATTCTAGGTGTATTTGTCGGATCATCTGCTTTTTTTGAAACTTCATATAATACATATAAAAAAACTTCAACAGCTGAGGTAAATACATTTATTATATTTCTAACACTAGATTCGAAACCTAAACTTTCTCTAATCGTATCTCTTAGTGTTTCAGCAAGTGCTTTTTTAAGTGTTTCATTATATGTGTCAATCTTATCTCTAGTTGAAGAAATTGCATCATATCTGCTCCTAAAATCATAAACATTAAAAACTTGATCTGCTGCTAGACCATAATTATTAACAGTAGTTACGTGTTCGTATAATTTCTTTCTTGTTGCAGTTACATATGTTTGATCATAACCTACAAATATTAATGCTAATTGATTTTGTCTTTGAACTTGGGTGGCTGGATCATAATCTAGACTAGCATTTAACAAACTAAGTGTCAAACCAGAATAATAAGGTGTATTAATACTTGTAAATAAATTACTATCTAATTTGAAATCACTTTCTGTTTCTAAATTATATGCTTCAATATTTGTTGTTACATCTGTTACATATTTATCAATATTGTTCTGACTAGTAACTGCTGTTCCAAAATTAAATTGATTGACTATGATAAAATCATATTTTTCCAAGTCTTTTTTAATATCAATATCCTGTCCTAGAATCAAGATATTTGTTTCAATTATATCCAATTGTTTTTTCTTATCTTCAGCCTTACTTAATTCTATTGATTTCTCATCTGTTGCTATTATTTTATTTGCATTCACATTTATTAATGAGATGTCTTTATATAATTCATTAAGTGTCAATAAATTTGGATCAATAGCTTTTAATTCGGTATATTTTTGAGCACCTAATTTTGTATATTCAATTGCTTTTAAATATCCAACTAACATATCTGAAAGCATGGCATATGTATAACCTATAAACGATGCTTTAATTTCGAAGTTACCTGTTTGTGAATTAAACTTAGATGTAAATTTCAACATATGCAAACAGTATTTAACTGGTTGACCGTAATAACCTTTAATTGTTAATTGATAAAGAGGATATGGCAATTGAAAAAATACTGAATATTTATTTTTATTACCAGCAACTCTATCTTCATTTTGAAAGATAGCACTACCTCGAATATCAACAAAATCAATTGTTATCATTGGAGCATAAGATGAATTAAAATCAATATCTATTGCTGTTATACCTAAATTTTCACCATCATTACCACCATCAAAAACAGTCGTCAAATCAGTAAATTTACTAGTAAGAAATTTTTTACCATTTATTTCTGTTCCTTCAATAAAATTAACCCTTACTGCATTACTACTCTCACCAATATTATTTCCATTGCCTTCAGTTGTCAAAACAGTTCTAGCTTTTTTACTAGTACTTAATTCAACTGAGATTGTTAAATCTTCAAGTGGTACTGAAATATTGGAAATAGAACTCTGTCCATCAAAAGCATTTGGATCAACCAAGACTGTTTTATTTGAACGACATCCAATTCCATTATTATTATTGTCCATATAGTAATTTGTGATTTTGTACTTCTGTTATATGATTCCGTATTTTCATACATTTTTTTCCTAATTCATCAAAACAATTATGTTTCTCCAAAGGCTTAAATTTGGGTGAATCCAACCCTATTTTATTTCTATTATTCGTTTACCTTCATTTCTAATATTAATAGCAGCATTAAAATCTCTATCATGTGTTGTACCACATTTTTCACATTTCCATATTCTATCAGATAATTTTAGATTAGTATTTTTAATATTACAAACGTTACACAATTTAGATGATGGAAACCATTGATTTATTTCTATTATATCTCTATCGTACCAAATTGCTTTATATTTAAGTATCTGCTTAAATCTAAATAATGATAATTCTTGAATACTTTTTGCCAGATTATTATTTTTCATCATATTACTAATACTCAATGTTTCTATTACAATCACTTGATTTTCGTTCAGTAATGTATTTGAAATATTATGAAGGTAATTTTCTTTTATATTATTTAACCTATTATAAAATTTAGCAAGTTTTATTCTAGCTTTTTCTCTGTTTTTTCCACCTTTATTTTTATTAGATATTTTATGATGTAGCTTTTTTAATTTCTTTTCATTATTTCGTCTAATTTTAATGTTTTCATATTTTTTGCCATTACTATCAACGATAAAATCTTTAATACCTAGATCAATACCAATAACTTCATTAATATTTAATAAAGTTTTATCATTTTCTCTATCTATAAGTATACTAAAATAAACTTCTCCACTTTTATTTTTTGTTAATGTACCTGATTTTATCAAAAATCTATTTTTGTTCAAAAAAATTTCATCTTTTTTTGAACATTTAAAATGAATGTTTTTAAGTTGTCTAATTATATTTATTCGATTACCATATATTCCACCAATTGCATCAACTGGAAACCTACATGTTTGATTACCATGTTTAGTTTTAAACTTTGGAAAACCACAACCATTTTTAAAAAATGATTTATATGCTGACTCTAGGTTAATTAGTGATTGTTGTAAAACTTTAGAATGAGATTCTTTTAACCATTCATTCTCTAGTTTTAGATGAACTAATTTTTTACCTAATTCACTAAATGAAACTGTTTCTTTATTAGTGTTATATTTCTCTATTTTATAAGCTAATAAATTATTATAAACAAATCGACATGAACCAACAAGTCTACTAATGTATTCTTCTTGTTCTTTTGATGGATACAATCTTATTTTTATAGCTTTTAACATAATATTAAAATAGTATATAAATACTATACACTAATAAATATATCAAAATTATAGAAAAACTAAATAGTTTAAAAATTATTGACCATATAATAATTTATGGTTAGTAATTTCAGAAATATACCTTGAAATAGCACTATCAAAAGGAAAGGGTATTCTTAATGATGTCATATCTGGTATATTGAATTCCAACCCACCAAATTCTGGATTAGCTAATAGAATGAGCCAACCACTATATGGGTTATTATAATATTGATTGCTTAGTTTGTCAAGTCTAGTCAATCCTTTTTTATAGATTGCTTGTTTATCACCCGATAACTCTGGAATTGTTATTCCTGGAAGTGGTTTTATTTCCCCATTTTCCTTGAAAGTTTTATATCTATCGAAATAGCTCGGCATTTTGTATGAAATTAATTCTTTTTGTTATTCTGTTTTTATAACTACATAATGGCTGTAAATTAGTATAATGATTCAATTTAATTATATCATCATCTGTTTCAGCTGTTGAGAGTGGAATAATGTGGTCAATATCCCATGTCTTATTAGTTTCAAGTATGCCATCCTTTGGGTTACCATAATTACTCCAATTCATCCATGATTCAAATTTAGATTCTAAATGTTGTTTAAATTCATCTGTTGAACAACCTAGAATTTCAACACTTTTTTGGTTTTTCTTAATGCCTTTGTATTTTAATGAATTTTTAATTAATGTTCTTACATTTTCTTTCACTTTAAAATTAGGATTATTATCTCTTCGTTTTTTATTTCTAATATTTATTTTATCTCTATTTATACTAGCATAATTTTTTTGATAATCTTTGTTTAATTCTAAAAATTTATTATAATCTTTTTTTAGTTTATCTAAGTTATTTTTTCTCCAAGTTTTATTTGTTTCTTTTGCTTTATTTTTGTCAATATTATATAATTTAGAACATGATTTACATTCATTTCTATACCCATCCTTTGATACCTTTCTGATATTAAAATTAGATATTTCTTTTTCTAAACCACATTTTTTACATGTTTTATAATAAGTAGCCATGATTATTGAGTATTAGTATAATTAAATGATATTGTCTTAGGTATAGAGCCAAATTTAGCTGTAATGAAATATTGTTTATCATCAATTAATCCTAATGCACCAACATTAAAATTTAAGTTCTGTGCTAAATCAACTTGATTAAGAGTACCAATACCAAGTTCATTATTTGTGATATTATCAGTAATATAAGCTCTAAAATCAGCTTCTTTTGATAATGATGTACTTCCATCAATTGTAAATCTCAAATTTATATCACCATTTACCATTCTTTCAGCTACAGCTAATGATATTCGATCAACATCGTTTTCGCTTGCACTAGGTGCCTGTGTCTGTGAACCCTCACTAGATGTTGTATTGTCATTAGATGCAACTTGATCTTGTGATGGAGTATTATTTGCAATAGTATTGCTATCTGATAATTTGCCAAAAGCAAAAGCATTTACATTACCATCATAATCATCATTGATCAGATTCTTGATTGAATATCCAGAGCCATTTGATTTTGCAATATAATCAGCTCTAGCATCATAAACATGTGTATTTGCATAATAATTAAATGAAAGCGCATTTTGTAATTTATTTATCGGACCAGCAAGTGTTGATCCACCAATAAATTTAAATGAAATAGTTACATTAGCTATCATTGGTTGAACACCAACGCCTTCTGGGTTAAGGTCCCAAACCAATGGTTCATAATCAATTGAAAGACTATCAATGATTATTTTTGTATTATAAAAATCTCCAATTCGTAATATACAAACTGGTGGTCTACCAAATGCTAGATTATTCGCACCTTGTGTTTCAAGTGTTGGTCCTTGTCTAGTACATTGTTGCAAGAAAGTAAGTCTTGAATTCAATCCTTCTGGTGTAGTAGAATGGAAAGCAGGGTGAAAGTATTTTATTTTTTCTCTGAATTTATCAAAGATAAAATTATCAGTTTGATTTAATTTTTCAAAATAATCGCATTCACTATAAAATCTGTTTGTGATACTTGTATTTACAGTAATATTATTATTTGCTGGTGGGGTTACAGGGTCTGGTGTTATTTCACTAGCAGCTAATTGATTGTCGAAAATAAATTCGACATTTGTTCTTCTATCTGTCTTACATGAAATAGTATCAACTGGTCCATCAACAACACAACTACTCTCGCTAGATGTTAATGCAATATTTGTTCTTGCTTTAATTCTTGAATTCTTATAATTATCATCCTTTCCAGAATATAAATTAGCTTTCAAATATGTTACCATACTTTCAGTTCTACTATTAGCTAAAATTTCATTATAACTAGCATTACCTTGTGGACTAGCATATGAAGTAACATTAACAACACAGTGTGGACACTTAGTATCTAAATATGTTGCTAGAGCTGAAATATATGCTGGATCAGTTATACCACTATAACTAGTTCCATCAATTGTTGTTGGATTTTTCCAACCATTTAAACCATAATTTTCATTATCAGTCCAAGATGATTGACTTGTTACACCACCAACAAAAGAACCAATACTAAAACCAGATGTATAGACATCATAATCAATTTTATCTGAAGGCGTTGAACCACTTAATCCACTTTCATATCCGTCAGAAAAAATAATATCCATATCAAATGAATCATTTGCATAATAAAAATCAAATGCATCTGGTGGCGTTTCAGGAACTAGGGTTTTTGTTTGTGTCTGTGTTATATTTTTAGAAACAATTTCACTAATTTCAGATACGGTTAATTTATCAACAAATCTTTGTGATGGGTCTATACAACCAGCAAAGAATGAAGCAACATAATGATCATCAGGTCCATTGCTACCTTTAAATGAATTAACATAACTAGGATGATCAACAATTATTTGAAAAGATAAATTTCCACCTCTTTCTGTATTGTTATATGTGTATACTGGCTCACCTCTACCAATAAAATTATTAGATTCCCAATTTGGTGTTGATGTTTCACTGAATTGAATGTTATAAGGAGGGAACCACATGATTCTACCTCTTTTTCCTGATATCAAATCTCCTGGACCTTGTTCACATGGTATTAAATCATTAACCTTATCAAACCAAGCTAAATTTTCCAATGATAACATATATTTCTTAGGATCATCAACTGCATCAGTTGAATATGGGGATACTTTCACAAATCCATTATCATCCAACACTGATTCACCATAAAATTGATGTCTGTATGGGTATACTTCATCTAAACCTTTATTTCTAACTAATTTAGATACTTGATCATATCTATCTCTTGTTGTCCAACTTCTGCAATATGTTTCATCAGCTGTTTTAAATACAGAACCCCAGTGTCCATCCTCACTAAAACTGTTTTTAGACATCACTGCGCTACCTTTAGAGATTCCTAGACCAACTACTGCCGTTTGTATTTGACTGGCCTCAGAAACGCTCATATCGCCTTTAGCGGTCACTATATTCAACATTCCATTAGTGTTGAATAATAATTGAGTTTTTGCCAATAGAGTTTTTCTATCACCAACAAATGGTTGATAGTCTGGAATTGAATTTACATTACCACCTAGATTGGTTCCCCAAGAAAATGTTGGTGTTTTTATATTTGATTCACTAAAGCTTTCTAAAAATTGACTTGAGAAATCTTTAAAGCCATATTTATCAATCATTGCAGATCGATTATAACTTATTTCTGGTATTGGTCCTAATCCAGTTGTTATGAAGTTATAAATTATACCATCAGCATCACTGAAAGCATAGACATTTGGATTGATTGCTTTTTCACCTTTATTGTTCTTAAAACCTGGAGCGTATCCACTTCTAAAATGTGAAGTTTCTGGATTATCATGTACAGTTGTACCATTTATATTAGCAAACATATTGGCAATCAAAGCAGTTACTTGCCCTTTACCAGTATTTAAAATCATGCTATTTGCACGTTCAATATTTGAAGAATCACTTTCAGATAAAAAGATAGAGCCAGCATCATTCAAATAACTCTTAGGTAATGTAAATCCAAGTATTCTTGCTGTATAATCAGCTACTCGTCCACCATTACTTGAAGGAACAGTAATTTTATAGTTTGGTCTGAATCCAGCAAGTGTACCATTTTTAACCAAGCTCAATAAATTATCTTGAACATTTAAAGACCCTAAAATATCTTGTTCAACATTGAATGCAGCATTATTTGCCAATGCCAATGCTAATTGTTGACCACCTATTAATCCTAATTTTGTATCATTAATCAATCCTGTTGCTCCTAATACTCTACCAGCTAGACTTGCTCTAATATCAAAATTTGGTACAACACCACCTTGAGATACACCTAAGCCTTGACCATTTAAAATACTACCAATAACATTTGATGCTTGAATGCTTCCACTATCACCAATATTTAATGTACCATATGTATCTAGATATCCATTTATTTGTTGATTGAATCCTGGAGGTTGTAATGAAATCCAATCAGCTACGTCAACTTGACTATCAGTTGATAAATATAAATTTCTTAGTGTTGCATCTTTTCTATAATTAGCAGTAACTGTTTTACCCATTAAACCATAATTGAAGACATCTTCATTTGAAGAAGTTGGATATGAATCAATACCTTGTGGAAATTGAGTATTCCCGAATGGACCTTGTGTTGTTGTAATATTATCAACAGTTAATAATGAAGGTGAATTTGGATCAGTATTCTTAAATCTATTTTGAAGAATGGCTGTATCATAACGTAATAACCCTTCTGTCTCCAATGGTAAACCAAATGGTATTGTATTTGCATTTGAGTTGATGGATGTATCTAATACTGGTTCACCAATTCTAGGACTACCATTTAATGAAGTTGATATGGTAGGATAAACTGGTAATAAATTCTTATTTAAAAGAAAATCTCTAATACCATAAGAAACTGCAATATCGTTGATATTGTTCTTTGTACTTGGTGTTGGTGACGAAGTATTATAAAATGCCATTATCTTATTTATTAATAAATATTAAGATAATCAATTTTACTTAAAAATAAAGATCAAGTATTTTATATGAAAATAAGTTAAAAATAAAAAGAATCATATTCATCTGATGCAGACCTTGAGATAAGCATTCTCAAGACTCAGAATAAATAGATTCTTTCTATAGTAAAGGGTTATTAAAGGTCTTATAAAGACATAATTTCTAGCAAAATTTAAATGGAATTATTTATAACTTTTATTATATTCTTATTTAAAACATTTATATTAGAAATAGATAATATTTTTATAATGCAAAATTACGGTTTTTTAACCACAATGTCAAGTCATCTCTACAAATACTTTGTATCAAACTGATTATCAACCAAATAATTTATGGTTTCTGTACTTGATTTTGAACTGTCTTACTTTCAACTTGAATCAATTTGGTTATTTGTCTTATAAATTGAGGGTCTTTCAACAAATCAACTGAAATACTACCTCCACCTGGAGTTGTTACCGTTAATTGACCATTAATATTTAAATCACCAAATTCATGTTTGATAACATTACTCTGTGAATTAGATACTGCTTTAGCAACTGGACCAGTGTTTTTAGTTGTTAAGAAGCTATCAGCATCATCAATTGGTCTAATCATACCTTGAGCTAATATACTTCTTTTTGTTCCTCCTTGTTGATTGATTTGATCAACAAGACTTGGTGATATACCATCATTTACTTTATCACCATACATTTCATCACCAATAACCTTACCAGCTGTTCCACCTAAAAATGATCCACCAAGAGCACCAGCTATTGGTACAATATAAGATAAACCACCTGTTTCTGGTGCTAAAGCAGTTGCACCAGCCCAACCAAGTCCACCACCAAGTATTCCACCAATCATACCAGTAGTATCTCCTTCTTTTGTGTCTTGATTACCAAGACTTTTAGAAATACTAGCACCTGTTGAGATACCTAAATAAGTTCCAGCGGCTACACCAATTAATGGACCAGCTATACCAGCGAATTGCTTAGCCATCATTGCAATGGCACTTCCCGTTCCACCACCTAATGTACCTATATTAAATCCTTGAGCTAATGCTAATCCATTCATTACCCAACCAGCTTTTTCCATCATCCAACCTAAACCTTTAGTTGCTAAATAACCAATTGCTGTTGCTAATGGATTATCAATCAATATACCAGCAAATTTTGAAATCCAATCACCAACCATTCCAGCAAATTTTTCAATCTTCTCACCCCATTTTCCATCTGTGAATTTTTTCACAAGTCCTTTTATTTTAGGTAATAAACCAGTATTAATTGAATCTATTAATGGTAATAATAATACTTTAAACATATTAATAGTATTGGTCAAAGCATCATCAAAATTGATAGCTGCTTGTGCTTGTTCTTCCATGGATTTTTTCTCATTCATCTGTGTTTGAAGAGTTTTATAATCCATTTGTGTTAATTGTTTTAAGAACTTAGGTTTACCATCTACTATTATAGATGCTGTCCCGTTTTTATCAAATGTAGCAGTATTTGCAATAAATTCTTTTTCTTCATCACTCATATTAAAAGATATTTGACTCTTAATCTCTTTAAGTTTAAATGCATTTTTACCAGCAGTGACTAAATCATCATATGCAATACCTGTTTGTTCAGCAACTTGTTTCAACCTAGACATTTCCATTGTTGACATTTGAATACTTCCATCCTTAGCAAATTTAGCTGATGCAGCAGCAGCATTACCAATCTCCTCAGTTAACCCTTCCATATCATTACGAGCCATATACATCAAATGGAATGGATCAGCCATCTTAGCCCATTCACCACCCAATACTTGCAATTGAGCAGACATATTAACTGCACCTTCAACATCCCATAACTTATCAGCAAACCCAGTAGCAAATTGCATATCAATACCTAATTTACTTACAGTTTCAGCCATCTTAGCTAATCCTTTAATACCACCCTTAAAGTTATAACTGTTAAGCAACTTCATATTACCAGATATATTTTTAATAACCTTAGATGAATTAAGCCCCATTTTATGTGAATCAGTAACTGCTTGATCAAGATAATCACGTGTGTTTTTAGCCGATAGTCCTTGTTGATCCATATCAGCTACCATTTTAGCTGTTCCATCAGAACCCAAGCCAGTTGCTGCTGCTATTTGCGTAACAGCTTTAAGTCCATCTTGTGATAAAATAACATTTCGACCTAATTCATCTGAATAATCACCTTGCATCTTAGTCAAATCCTCAAGACTAATACCTAGTTGAGTTGAATATTTTGCTCCATCTCTCATACCACTAGTAAATCCAATACTCTGTTTGGATAATATACCCATTGTAAGAGCAGTCTTTTTCATGGACTTATCCATTTCAAATAAACCAAGACCCTTTATCTTTCCGTATCCTTGTTCAATTAAATCAGGAAGACTGGATAGTGTTTTAAGCATGGTAGCACCAACCTTGGCCATAACCATATTGGTTTTATTAGCTGATTTAAGATTATCATCTAATGCCTTACCTTGTGCTTCTAATTCTTTTGTTTGTTTTTGTAGAATTATTAAGATATCATTTTGATTCTTTTCTTCTACCACATCACCTTTAGCTCTTGCAGCTGCTATCTTATCCCTAACCTTAGCTTCAATCTTTATATTACTAGCTATTGTTTCATTGATTGCTTTAGCTTGCTTTAAACCATTAAGATATCCTTCAAGACTAGAAGTAACAGCAGCTTGCTGTTTAGCTTGTTCTTTTAAAAGTTCTATTGCTTCTCTTATTTCCTTGTTAGTCATTGATCAATTTATTTCTTTGGTTCTGTTGTTTGAGTAGGCTTTTTCTCTTCAGGTTTTGGTTGTATTGGTCGATAACCTGGAGATTCCTTTCTTAGTATTTTGAATTTAACATGTTCTTTTTCGAATTTAGTTACCTTAGTTCCTTTTTTTACAATTAAAATTATATTACAAATAAATCCATCCTCAATCTTGCTCAAACGCTTAAGCAATTCAATTCTATATTGCACTGATTGATCTTTATTCTTACTTGATAATGAAACGTTCTCACCTAATTCTTGTTTATTAACAATCACCTCGTAACCTTCATTATTCAACGCATCAAAAGTGTAGTTTAATTTTTTATTATCCTTATTATAAGAAATGCTTATATTATCAATTGGTTTTATTCTAATCTCTTTATCTTCGTTAAATTCAGCTTCTAATTTTTCAGTATTTTTCTTTCTTGTATAAGCATTGATAATTTCAAGTGTTGGTCCAATACCTTTTCCTGTTGCTTCTTTTCCTTTTAATTCAGCAATAAATAAATTCCAAAGACTTGGTTGTTGAAAAAAAGCATCTTTTAAATTTTGATCACTCAATATGTAATCCAAAGCTTTTTTTCCTTCAGCTTTTAATCCTTCCATGTCTTGTGTTTCATCTTCTTTTTCATGTTCTTCAGTTGATTTACAACTTGGTGTTGCTGAAACACCCATGATACCATTAATCCAAATCTTAGATGTTTTATCACCAGCATTTGCTTTAACCAATAAATTGAATGTTCGTCCACCATCACTTGTCTTCACAATATCCTTATTCAATTCAAAAAGATTTTCTTCTTGTTTATTTGGTTGATCATCATTTATTGCATCTGGTGTTCCTTGTATTGACATGATAAAAGAATCCCATTTCTTCAATTCAGCAATCTTAGTTTCACTTGTTAATTCTAGTGTAAATAAACCTTGGCTTCTTGATAAACAACAAAACATTAATTCTTCTTTATTGGACATATTAAGTTTAAGTCCTTTATCTTCGTTAAGCTGATTTAGGATAATACCCAAATTATTATTGATCTCATCAATGAATACTTGATTATCTTTATTTTTACCTTGATCATTAGGATCGATTGGTTTAGGTTCATCAACTTTATCAATTACTTTACCATTTCTAATTACTTCAATGTTTTTTATACCTGAAATATTTATTGGTTTCCATAATTTAATATCACCTAATTTGTCTTTTTCTTTTATCTTATGAACCCTTCTCAATTCTAGACCATTACCTTCTAAAGAATTATAGGTTAAGAAAAATCGATAATTAATATTAGTACTTCCAGCATCGATATTATCCATTTGGACCTGTCCTTGAAATACTTTGACAATTTTGAAGGTATTGGTTGAATTTTTGAAATCAATTTTAACCACATCTCCAACTTGTAATTTATTAATTACATTAGGAAATTTTGTCTCATTAATATAGGTTTTTAATCTATTAAACTGTTGTTCATTTAGGACTAACTTTTTCATTGAAATCTTTCTTATAAATATAAGAACTGCTGTTTTTAAGTAAATTAATTATTTTTGTCCGACTTTTGCTGTACAAAATGATATTTATTAGTATATTGATATTATGAGTAGAAATAGATTAAAACCAGAAATGCTTAAGATCAAGTTAAGCATCAGAATCAACCCAGAATTATCCAAAATTATTACTGATTTAGAATCAAACAAGTCCAAATATATTGAATATTTGATATATAAAGATTTAAAGGATAAAGGATTAATAAATGAAATGATGTTATGAGAACACCTAAATATAAAACTGAAGAAGAACGAAATGAAGCTAAACGTATAAATCGAAAGAAATATCGTGATGCTAATAAAGATAAGGTTAAAGAACAAATTAAAAATTGGCATGAAAATAATCCAGATAAAGCAAAGAAATATGCTAAAAATTGGGCTACTTTAAATCCAGAAAAACGTAAAATATCTTATAAAAAATGTTTTAATAAGTCAATGACTAAAATAAAAATACGCACATATCGAAAGAATAAATTTAAAAATGATCCGCTTTATAAATTAACAACTAATATCAGATCAAGTATTAGTCAATCATTTAAAAGAGCTAATAAAAATAAAACATTAAAAACTGAACAAATACTTGGATGTTCATTCGAGGAATTTAAATTACATTTAGAAAACCAGTTCCAGCCTTGGATGAATTGGGATAATAAGGGCAAATATAATGGTGAATTGAATTATGGTTGGGATATTGACCATTATATTCCATTGTCTACTGCAAAAACAGAGGAAAATATAATTCAATTAAATCACTATTCTAACCTCCAACCATTATGTAGTAAAATTAATCGAGATATTAAAAAAAATAAATTATAAATCACCCCTCTTCATCCTATTCTTCAATGCATCTCCACTAACCCTTGATTGGCGATTCCCCTTACTATTATTTGATTTGGTTTTCTCTTGTTGCTTTTCAATATGTTCTTGCTCTTGTTGTTTAGATTTCATTAATAAACTCAAATGAAAGCGTCTTTCATATACAGGAAGAGCCATAACATCACTATGAGTAAACCCTTTTAGGTGTTGTGTACAAATATGAACCTCTTCCAATAAGGAAGCTTTATAACTAGAAGTTAGGCCAAAAAAACTTGACGTTAAGTGGAAGAAAGGTTTTTACGGACCCACCTCCAGGAGTCCTTACCTCGATATTCAAGTCAATTCCGCTTTCGATCTTCTCAATATAATTGGTAAAGTCTTTAGCATCACGAATTCTTATTGAATTCGCAAATTCTCTGATGACATTTCTATCTCTGGTCCCATTCACTTCAATAATTGTTTTTTCCATCGTATATGTTGTTGAATTATTGACTGGAACACCATCTGCTTTTTCTTTTTCAATCATCTTTTCAATATCATCAACATCACCACATGTTAAAAGCTTAAATTTCACACTAGCTTTTGATAATGAAAATTTAAAATCGAATAATCCTTCTTGATCTGGTTCAGCACCTAGATTTTTTGTTTTAAGTTCATTAAGATTCACTTCAGTTTCAAAAGGCACACCTTTTTCATCCAATAATGTAACTGGATACATTTCACCATAACCAGTAGCTCTTAACCAAATCATAATAGCATTTCTATCACCAACATGTAGATTTTTATATCTTAAATCTGGCTCAAGCATTTTTCTATTCATAAGAATTTCTAAGAATTCACCACTTTGTAATAAATTAGGACTTGTTAAGATATTTTCATCAGCTGTTGTCATAAAAGAGACTCTAACATTCGCTCTTTTATTTGGATATAACTTACCTTCTGAAGGTAATGGAATCACATCAAATGGAGAATTGTAATTTGGTTGACTCAACTCGATAATATAAGGATTAATATTTGATGGATTTTGACCATAGTTATTTCCCAATCCATTATTTGATGGAGGTTGTGTTGGTGGAACATTATTGTTCATGTTGTTATTTTGTTGCATATTTTGGTTTGAATTTGAATAATCATTTTTTCTAATTGTTGCATTCTCAGCTTGTTTTTGATAATTCTGAATTTGAGACCTATTCTTTTCTAATTGTTCATCACGAAGTCTCATTTGATCTTCTGATTTTTGATACATTTCATTTACGTTATAACCTGATTTTGGTGTTTCAGCTAATGAAGGGTCTTGAACAACACCAGTTTCATCACGTTGTTTCATTTGATCTTCTGTTCGTCTCTTCATCATTGTTACAGCATCTATATGACCATTTGGTGTATCATCTGGTGCAATAGCATTAGTATAAACTTCATTTGTTACGACTTTTTTTTCAGCCTCATAAGCTAATATCTTAGCTTGTTCATTTGCATTTGCCATTTGTTCTTGTGTTGGAAACACACTAGGTTTTTTATCCATTTTAAAACGTTTGAATTTTTGTTATAGCTTTAAATAAATATAGGTGAATAAGTTTTTTTGTAAATACCACTAAATATAACGACTTATTGGTAAAAATAAAAGGGTTTATAAATGCCTCTCGACATAAATAAACCCTTTAAATAGTATTTTAACCTTAAATCGTTAAAAAACTTGTTAAATGATAAAATTATATGTATATTTGTACATGTTTTATATGATTTTAATAGGATTAGGGTTATTTTTTGGAGGATGTTCTAACCTGTTCGTAGGAGTATGGGATAAATCTTTAAAAAAGATAAATGAAATTATGATGAGTATAGGATTAATTTTATTACTATTTTGTTTATTATACCACTAAATGGATGATATTATTATCAAATACATACTAAATAATTTAGGTTGGTCTTGTTATCGTGAATACTATAATTCAGACAGTAATTGTAATTTTGTTACTTTTGAAGATAAAATAATTATTAAACATGTATTTGTATTTGAACTCCAAAGAGTTTTTGATATTTCAGAAAATCATTCAGTAGAATTAATAAAAAAGACAATTAAAACATATTTTAACATAGATGTATTACATTTCACTATTGATCTCTTATGTCAATTGCCTATTACTGGAAAGAATGGGTTAAACAGATTAGACAAATATGATTTATCAAACGATTTAGCTAAACAATTTATATCTGAATTAAAGATAAAAAATACTATAAATAATAACTTGGCAATTCAAGATCGAATTGCCATTCTTCAAAGAAAGTATAAAATACCACGTAAAACATTTATAATCGAAATATGAACAAATATATTAAAAATAATGAAAACAGACAAACAGCTAGAGAACTATATTTTAATGTGTTTTATATATTTGAACATCATAATTCTTGGATAATAAACTATAAAACAATAAATGAAAATGGTGAACTTATATTTGGACAAAAACAGTATAAAGCCACCTTCAACATTGGTCATGAAGTTAATATCAAAAATATGGAAGAAATTGAAATTTTACCTGATTTTGCTTATTGGACAGCTAATGCTCCAGAAACCAAATCCACAATAAAAAAAGTAATGAAAAATGGTACTAGACTTATTTAGTATCTATAATTAAATCGTTACATGTAAAAATAATTTTATTGATGTTAATCGCATCTTTAAATCTAATACTTTTAATGTGTTTAATAACCGATTCTCTATTCTTAAGTGTTTCTATAGCTATATCGTCAAGTTTCTTCGAATCTATATCATCAATCATTTCAAATTGTAAAATGTTATAAACTTTCCCATCAATATTTATTGCTTTGTAAGGAAATCTCATAATAACTTTATTCTTTTTAAAGTATGCATCTTCTCTACTAGCATTTATTTTACTACGTTTATTTTCAGAATAATGATCCTCATTATCTAACCCATGTATTTCAATTCTATCTATAAAATAACAAATATTATAATTATTTTTTTTAAAAATGTTGTATTGTTGAAAAATATTATGATATGAAAATAAAATAGCTAAATCTAGCATATCTCTAATTTCTTCTGGAAACCCATCAAACCTCTCCTCAATTTCTTTTTTAGAGTAAAAATGTTCAAGTCTATAATTATCGATATCAGTTAAACTTTCTTTAAATTTCATAATTATTATTTTTATTTATACAAAGGTACAAAAAAAATAATTAATTTACAAATTTAATTCTCGTTTTAATTCCTCAATAACCCATTCTGGTCTTTGGTTTATATCAGATTCCCAATATCTAAGTAGTTTCATATTATTATCTTTAGCTATTAGGTTTTTCCTAATATCATTACCGATTGATTTAAATTGGATTGGATATTTAGGAATTCTATGTGTTGAATTAGGATTACAATGATGAAAATCACCATCTACTTCAATAACTGTATTTTTATCTAAAATTAGGTAATCAAAAATACATGAACTAACTTGATGTTGATATTTAAAATTAACATTTAATGTTGCTAATAATTCTTCAAATTTGGATTCTAATTTTGTTTTCTTATTTCTATAATTATTTTTAATTAAACGTTTAATTAATCTATCAGCTTGTTTATCTCTTTCTTCTTTATTAGACCATCTAATAATAGCTGTTTTACTTAGATTTGCTTTATGCTCATCACTTTTCTCAACACCAAATAACTTCTTAGAAATATTTGCACCACGATTTGGATTAGCCATAACCTTATCAATATTCTTTCTCACCCTTTCATCATCAATTGTTAATCCATCATTCCATACTTTAAGGTTACCTTCATCATGCATTCTTTTTTGTGTTGCATGAGATTTTTCAAGTGCTGTTTTATTATGCCCCCAATTATTATTTATTCTAGCAGCATGTCCACGCATATAATCATTATATCCAGCATCAATACCCAAGTATTTTGGCTTATCTCCACAACCACATTTACACTTAGGTTCAATACCACCTAATATATAATCAACATATGTTTGTTCAGCATTAATCCCATGTTTCTGTCTTCTATGTCTTCTTAATGAATCTAATGATTCAAATTCTCTATTACATTCTTTACAAACTATCATAAAATAAAAATTCTTTTAATATAAATGTTATTTAAACAAGTATACTAAAAGAATTTAATAAGTCAAGTATTTGACCAACCAATTTTGTTAAATATAATGTAACTACTTGATAACCAGATAGATCAAAACAAGAGTATAGCTCTATCAAATCTTAGTGTTGCTGTAATATCAGCAATACCATCATCATCCATAGATAAATCACCAAAACCAACGTTTGTTAACATAGTTCCATCTAGTAACCATTTTTCAACAACAACTCCTGTCGGATCAAGCATTTCAAGTTCAACTGGACGTTTGTAACCAGCAGCATAACCTTGACGACCTGTGATAGATTCAGAATGAAGACGAACCCATTCCATAATTGCTTGTGATGCCGATGGACCAATTGGATCACGGAAAGTAACATCAATCGCTTCCCAAGTGAAACGTCCAATAACCCATGTTGATGTGTTAAGGAATGGAATTTCAACTTCGTTTTGTGTGATTGAAGGTCTTGATGCAGATGATAACCACCATTGTTGGATACCTAAATCCGCTGGGAAAGTGATCAGCCAACGATTCTTTTTCTTAGGTTCGTAAGGCAAAGGCATTTTCATTAATAAATCAGCCATGTTGTGTTTGTTTTAAATGTATTCTTATTTCTAAATAAATATCATAAGAATTATTTTTTTTAAGAAATATTCTCTCTCACCCTATAAATATGGGAGAAACAGAAAATATACTTGTTTATCTAAGTTTTTTTTGGTATCTTTGTTATTATTAGAGTAAAATGGGCAAATTATCACTTACAAAAGCAAAGCTTTTAAAGGAATATAAGAGTGAAGTAGATGAAATCGCTGAACTTTTGGATTGGAAAACAACTTTTTCTGGTGAAGAAGTATGTGGTATCGTTTTTGATATCCTAATCAAACACAAGGTTCAAACCAAATTAACAGCTAAAAAGCTATATAAATTATATTCTAAAAAGGCTAATAGTTTGAATTTAAGTGATGGTGAATGGGCCAAAAATTATGGTATTCCTGAGATTATCACTATGATTTACAATATATTAGAAGAAAATTCTTAAAATGTTTGGTATTTAAATATTTTTTACTTACCTTTGTTAGGTAATAAAAACGTTATGAAAAACCTAATCATTGCACTCTTTATCACAGTATCTACCAGCATCTACGCTCAAGATACGGAAATGCTTGGGTTTATCAATCAATACAGAAGCTTTAATGGTAAATCAGCATTAGTTTGGTCTTGTGATCTTGCTAAGGTGTCTAAAACACAAACAGCTGTCATCATCAAACAAGATAGCCTTAGTCACTCACATGTAACAACTGAAATTGCAACGATGGGTAGCTCCCTGCCCTCAACCAATGACGAAAAAACCAGATTTATTTGTTTTTTGAAAAGTGTTTTTGGTATTGATTATATCGAACCTGAAAATGATACGGATGTTGTTAAATATGTTAAGCTTTATGCTATTTACATGTTTGATCAATCACCTAAACACAAAGCAATTTTACTTGGAGACTATAAATCAATTGGATTTGATATCATAACAACTGACATCAAGTTTAAATCCAATACAATCAAGATCGGTGATAAAACAATTGAATATAAAAATTTTGTAAGCCACTACGAAGTTAAATTTTATGTAGTGATGAATTTTAAAAGTGAGTAGAACACTTATCAACTACAAATTTTCCAGATTTGTGTGGTTTACAAGTGAACTTTTTGTGTGCAAAATGTACCTTTGTGTGTATCTTACTTGCTTTACCTTTCGTCTCAATAACCTTAACTAGTTCATATCTGTAATTTTTAATGATTTCTTCTGGTTTTGGTTTTTGGGTCGTATCTTGTTGCTCAAATTCAACAACAATTTTAATTTTTACATAACGGAATTGACTTGTTTGTCCTCTCAATGAATCAAGTGTAGTTGGATTAGATGCAGCATTTGAAAATTCTTTTGTACTAACTACATCAGCACCATTATTAGGAATTTCTCTATGTGTAATAGCAGCACCTGAATCTAATTGAGTTAAAAGAGTAGATACACTCTGTGTTCTTAATGAAGCTAATTTAATATTTCCAGTAGGGTCCGATTGATTTTGAAACTTGTGAATAACCTCAGCATCTGTTGATGATTCGATGTTAGCACCAATTATTTTACCGCCTTGACTTTTGATTGAATCTAGAGTGGATGTTATGATTTGACTACCAGCTGTACTAAGTGTATAACCACCAGTAACAAATAAATTATCACTTCCCAATTCAACTTCAATAGTATCTCTTACTGTTGTAATATTATTTGTTAACGGAGCTTTTGTTGTATCAGTAGTAACATCTGTTTGCTTTAAAGCATAACCTTGTTTTAACGCTGTATTTAAAGCTGCTAGGTTATCAACAGCTTTAGTTGTTACTCTATATTTGATATTATTATCAGCAGCTATTTCATTAAATTGACTAATAACTTTGTTGGCATTTTTTGCCAACAAAGAATCTGGGTCTTGCATTCCTTTTTCTTTAAAAGCAGCAGATAATTCTTTTGTTTTAAGCTCACTATCCAAAGTAGATTTAATTTGAGCCATTGTAGAATCATTTTTAACAGCATTTTGAGCTGCAAGTTTATTTGGACCACTAAGACCAACACCTAACATTAATGCAACCCCTAAAACAACCTCTCTCCAACCTTCTTCCAACAATTCAACACTTGGGTCCAATGATTCAGTAATAAGATCACCAGAAGCATTTAAACGGCTTTGTTGTTCATGTAATACAATTGTATTATATTGTTTTCCTGTTATCTTTATTTTAGTCATAACTTGTTTTTACTATAAATATCGGCATAAAACAAAAAAGCTTCCATTGGAAGCTCTTTGTTGTTTATAAAATAGTCTCATTTAAATATTATCAAATGATGCACCAGTAGGCATGATAACAAATTCAACTTGAATGAACTCTAAGCTTCTTGTTGGTTTCAAGAAGATTTGTCCTGTCAATTGATTTCTATCAATATCTTCTGGGTCTTTTGAAAGAACCACACGGAAGTCTGTTAAACCTCTTTCTGTTCTAATGTTATCCAAGATTGGATTTACAAGAGCTAAGAATTGGTTTCTAACGATTGTATCGTTTTGTTCGAATAACAATCTGATAGATACAGCAGAAATAAGTTTTCTTGCTTGTAGTAAAAGTCTTCTAACATTGATTCTGTTAAGAGCAGTTTCTTTAACTTGAAGAGTTTTATTACCCCAAATTTTGATACCATCAGATGTGAAGGTAGTGATTGGATTAATTCTGTTTTCGTAAAGAGTATCTCTTTCAGCAAGGGTTAATTTTTTTCTAGATTGAATAGCATCTACATCACCACGTTGGATACCAGCAACAGCATACCAAGGGAATGCAATATTATCAGTCAATGCAATATTTCTTACAACATCTCTTGTTGGTGGAACAAATATCAATACATTGTTTTCAGCATCATTGATTTGATTCCAAGGCCAGTAAGTACAAGAATAATTGCTATCATACATATCACTTAAGTTATTGACGACATCATCAACAGTCAATGCATCACCAGCACTATCAGTATCTGGAGTTGTCATGATGTATAATGAATCGGCTCTTTCTTGCTCAATCATATCGATGGTTGCTTCAACAAGGTTTGTGTTATCAAAGCTATCGATACCTGGAGTAGCAAACACATTAACGTTAACCGCTTCTGGATTTCTGAATGTCCAGATAGCTTCTAAGTATGCGTAATAATCTGAATTGATACCCAAATCACCATTAGTAAGTGTTCTGTTTGAGAATGCACCACTAGTTAAACCAGCAGCACCATAAGTTCCATTGATAAGGAAGTTATCAGTATTTGTTCTTCTAGTATTATAGATATCCCATCCATCAAATCCACCATAAGGTGCAAATGTGAATTTACGAGCATAAATCTTTTCGTAAGGAGTATTTAATAATCCAGCTTCAGTTCTGAATTCAGCATTACCTGTATCAAATAAGAAGATTGGGCTGTATGTATTACCACTGTTGTCAATAACAACTACTACATTGTCAATTGTAACACCACTAGCATCAACGTCCATGTGGAAACCATGTGTCATACCAGTCCAGATATTTGGGCTAGTTGTTGTTGGCACACCTTTGTAGTCGAAGAAGTCAGCATCAATACCAACTGTTTCTGAAAGTCCTAAATAGAATTTACGTTTATTTTCAAATGTTCCATAAGTTTGTTTGTACATTAACTTAGGATTAACAACACTTGAATTACTGTTTGTTTGGTAATCACGAATTGGATAACCTACGAAACCAGCTGGGAATGCATCACTTGTATCAGAAGTATCATCCAATTCAACAAGTACATAAGAAGATTTAGAAACATAAACTCCATCAAGCGTACCAATCTTTCTACCAATGAAATTAGCAGAAGTTGGGTCCATTGTACAACGAGTGAAAGCTTCTAAGATAACAGGTTGTGCATCTGTATCATAGAATGATCTTACTATTACGTCAAATTCTTTTGTATCAGGTTTGATATTAACAATTGAAATTTTAAATTGTTCGTTAGCAGCATTACCATCAGAGATTGTATTGAATCTGAAAAGTCTCAATACTTTATTACCTCTCAATTCAGAAACCACATAAGGTGTGACAGCTGGTTGATATTGATTTAGATAATCAGAGTATTTTGTACTGTAATTAACCAAGCTTTGTTTAATACCTCTGATTTTACCATCAGCATTTAAACTTGTAAACATGTGATCAAATATTTCTTCAACGAATAACGCTGTTTTGCCATCTTGAGCACCTCTACCTAATACCTTAGGTAAATAATTGTTTTGAGTTTTATCCATTGACACTGTATAGTCAAAAAGACCTTGTAGTGTAGAATTTCCACTCAATGAGAATATACCCAATGGATTAGATGTTGCAGCAGTATAAGCTGGATCAAATTGAACTCCAGTAGCACCAGTCACTTCAAATGCTGGTAATTGAGTTGATACGTTTACTGTACCTCTTGAACGAAGTAAAGCAACCAATTTATTTTCAACATCAGTATAAGCAGTACCAGAATAAGTGGTTGTTATACCAGTTGTTGTTCCAGTTGTTGCACTAAGTACTGTAGTAATCGTTTTAACATATAAGTTAAATGATGTACCACTGAATACATTACCTGTTTTGATAAATGTTGGTGGAATAGTAACAGAAGTACCAGTTGTAGCAGTTGCTAAGAACGCTAAGCTAGTTGTTAATTGACCGTTACTGATAAGTGTTTGAACTAATGAATCATTAGATGTGTATGTAAGTGTACCACCTGTTGAAATATAATAGTTAATAAGTGTTGTTGCAGTTGTAGCACCACTATAAGTGTAGCTACCAGTAGTTGCAGATGTTGATGGGTCTAAAGCACCATCAAGTGTAACACCCCAACCTAAACCAGCATCATAACCAGAAAATCCTAGAACTCTAGTTACAAATAATTGATTTGATTGTAATAAGTATGATTTTGCGATGTAAGGTAACTCATATAATGGAGCACCAGTGTCTTTTACCTTAGTTGCATTTAAACCACCAAAGAAAGATTGAAATTCACCGTAATTGCTGATGAAGATTGGTTGGAAAGCTGGACCAATAGTTGTCTCACCTACCAAACCAAGGGTTGTTACACCAACTTGACGTGTGATAAATGTTATGTCTTTTTCTGATGTATAAACACCTGGACTGACGAATACTTGTGTTGCCATATTTTTCTGTTTTATTTATATTATTCTTTACTTTATCGTTTTGTTTATTATAAATATTAAGGTTTTTTCAAAAGTGGTCTACATCAAAAAGATATATTAGAATTAGTAGGTTTTTTTTCATACTTTTGACATACTTATAAGAAAATAGGTATGAAAAGGGATAAAAATATAAAGATAACAACCAAAACACATGAATTATTAAAAAAATACTGTGATCAAAATGGTCTCAAGATGTTTCAATTTGTTGAGAAACTAATTCGTGAATCTTGCTCAACAAAAAAGGATTTATACGGTGAAGAATAAATCAAATTTATTAATTATATCTCATTTGTAAATAACTGACTGTTGATGTTACTGAGTTAGCAGCTGTTGTTGCTGTTGTAACTAATCCAATTACATATAAACCATCTGTTGGTAATGCAAAATCACTTCCTACTACATTTGTTGTTGTTCCACTTGCTGGTGCGATAATCGAAGTAGTTTGACTACCAGATACAACGGTACCAGCACTAAATGTAATATTAGTTGCTGTACCACCAGTTACTCTAACTGGATATAAGCCAAAAGTATAACCACCAGTAGGTGCTATGTTATTTGTTGATAAACTTGCTCTGATTCTTAACTTTGGATTTAAACCATTAATAGCTGGATAATCAGCAGCTACTATATTAATATAAGCAATACCGACACCTCCAGCTGCTGTTGTATTACTTTTAACAGCTGTATTAAGTTGTCCTGTTATTAAAAATGTACCAGCAGCTGTAGCTGTTCCTAATAATATACCACCAAATACTAATGTTGTATATCTAGACATTGTAGTATTAATATATGTCATTAAATCAGTAGCACCAGATAAAATAGGAACATCAAATCTTGTTGAGGCTGACGTAACAGTAACTCTTGTATTAGCAGAATTAGTTCCATCAGTAAAAAATTGAATATTTTTACTAGCAGTAGCGTTTCCAATATATAAATTATTCCCTGTTGAATAAACATAAGCATCATTTGCTATCCCAACAATATCAGTATAACCAGATGAATTAATCCCCATATCAATAAAATTGATATTTTCATTACCATTATTAGCAGTTGCAACTATATCTGATGATGCACTTGTACCTGAATTTGAGTTAGTAATATTGAATTGAGCATAATTATTAGTATTTGCTTTAGCAACAATAGTATTAGAATATGCAGTTGCTGCAACCCCATCATCAACTAAAAGTCTTTCTGTGTTAATTGTATTAAATGCTGTCAAACCAACATCTAATCTAGTTGATGCAGTAACAGTAATAGCTGATATAGTAGTGGCTGTTACTGTGCTTAAAACTGTTTTTGATGCAACATTTAAATTACTACTATAAAGCGTATTATTAGTTGCTCCTGTTATATTATCACCTAGGACTATTGTACTTGACCCTATTGCAATACTATTATTTCCATGAACGAATGATGTATCACCTGATGCAATGGATGAATGACCACCAGCATGACTTTTGTCACCTTTTGCAGTTGTATTATCACCTTCAGAATGACTACTAACACCTAGTGCTGTTGTTTGTGATCCTTCACTATGACTTTGAATCCCAGACGCTATTGAATTACCACCTTCAGCATGTGAATTAGTTCCAATTGCTGTTGAACCACCACCTTCAGCATGAGATATCAATCCAGATGCAATACTTCCATTACCTTCAGCATGTGAATATAATCCACCAGCTATTGTTAAATAACCTTCACTATGTGTATAATCATTAAGTGCTGATGTACTAAATCCTTCAGCATGAGCTGTGAATCCAGATGCTGTAGTTGAGTCACCTTCACTATGTGAATAAGTTCCTATGGCTGTTGTTTGAAATCCTTCAGCATGACTTGCAGCTCCAATTGCTGTTGTTGGTGTGGCAAATACAAAGTTTGGATCACCACCTTCAGCATGACTTGCAGTTCCAAGTGCTAGAGTATTATAGCCTTCAGCATGGGATGTTTGACCACTTGCTGTTCCTGTTCCTTCACCATGTGAATTATCACCATATGTAATTGAACTATTTTCAGCATGTGAATATAATCCATTAGCTGTACCAAAATTCTCTGAATGAGAATAATCAGCATTTGCACTTGATGAGCCTTCAGCATGGGAACTAGCTCCATTTGATACACTTGCATTACCTTCTGCATGTGAGAAGTCACCATTAGCATTTGTACTACCTTCTGCATGACTTGCAGTTCCAAGTGATAATGAACCTAAACCTTCAGCATGTGAATAGTTTCCTTGTGATGTTGAGTTACTACCTTCAGCATGACTGGTGAATCCTGATGCTGTTGTATTATTACCTTCAGCAACTGCATAGTTACCTATAGCATCAATTGCTGTATTATTATTTGCTCTTATTGAAAATGTTCCTGTACTTCCTGATTTCCATGGATCAGTTGTTGTTCCTGTTGAACTGATTACTGTATTACCAATTGTAAGTGTACTTGAACTAGAAAGAACAATATTATTTGTATAAAGAGTATTTGAACTTGTTCCAGTCATATTATTTCCCAATACAAATGAATTAATTGTATTAGCACTAATAGCACTATTATTACCCATTATAAATGAGTTTTGACTTCCACCACCAATTCTTAAACTACTACCCATGGCAAAGCTATCTCTAGAACCTCCATCAATAAGTATATTATCACCAATAGCTAAGCTACCACTTGACATTTGAGATATCGTTACACTATCACCAATAGCAACACTTCCAGTTGAAAGACTTAAACCACCAGCAAGATTTATTACTTGTCTTGGTCTTGTATATGGAATATATGGAACTGCTGATCTTCCTTTGATAACTGTTTTATCATTAACCTTAATTAATTCAACCTTACTAGGCATATTGCTTGTAAGTGTATATTCAATCTTATTTACAATAAAATAATGACCACCATCTGAAGTTAATCCATCAACGAATATGCTATCAGAGAATTTGAAATTTTGAATATCAGCTGGACTTAATTTGAAATAAGCTGTAATCAATTTGCTGTTTTTATCTGCAATTTGATCAAGATATGTTTTCCAATAATTATTGATAAGATTATTATCTGTAATATCTGGAAGTGTATAATATTCATAATTAACTGTACCAAATGAAATATCTGTATCCCCTGAGAACGGGTGATTTAGCATGCCAAGGTACGGAAATTGATTATAGATATTTCCTTCAAATTGCCAAGTATCTGTTGATAATGGTAATAAGTTACCTGAGTTCTTTTGAAGAATTCTTATATTGAAATTGGTTGCACCGAATTGATCGTTGCTATCAACCTTACCAATCTTAGGAATAACAAAGTCATTTACAACTTGTGTTGTAATACCAACTGGTACAAATAAGTTTGATTCTAATACTGGAATACTTGGTGTTGGACTGAATATCAAATCAATATTCTTATCATCCTTTACAAAGTCATTATCAATTATATAATAGTAATCACCAAATATCTTATTAGTTACTGTTGAATAATCGTTATTATAATAATCACTATCATTTTTATAAGAGAAAATAAATCTCTTATTAGTTTGTTCTGATAAAACAACTTCATTAACCTTTTGTGATTCATCTAATAATTTTGACCAATCTTTTGTTGTACCACCAGAATAATATTGATCTCTTGGTAATATGGTTAAATGTTTTGAATTATTAACATCAGAAACTACATATAAATTATGCATATTTATGATGCTATTTAAAAATTCAATTTGCTTGATCTTAGATGGAATAAGAAGATCATAATTAAGAACTTGATTTGGAATTGCTTGAGTACTAACTGAATTACTAAAGAATGTACCAGATAAATAAATATTGATGGTTGCTGTATAAGCAGTTCCAATACCAGTTAAGTCAGCAGCTTCAACAACAAGATTTGCCCATACAGCCTCTCCTGGTTGAATATAATAGAAAGGATTTCCTGAATTTGGATTATCACAAGGAGCTGATTCATATGCTTCAATATACTGTACATTTCTTGAAACATGAGGTACAGTTGTATTTAAAACACTTTGGAATGGTTGTGTACCATTCATATAACCTGATCTGAAGAATCTAGCACCTCTTATAATACCATAAGTAGAACCAAGATTTCCTGTTGATGCTGATAACATCCAATCTAATTGAACCTTAAATGATTGAATAGAAAGAGTATCAGCTGTATATTTAAATGTACTTGGATTGAATAAGCTACCATTATCAAATGCAGGGAATACAGTTGTATTATTAAATTGACCTATTGAATCATAAGTAATACTTAAATTGGCATTTGATTGAGGATTAACTGTACCAGAAAAACTAACATTCAATTTAGGTTGAACATTAAATTGTTGTCTCTTTGCCCAAGCTTGTGTATTATTGAAATTGGTTGTTCCATTAAATGGAATATATAAATTCTTAAAATATGTTGAATCAAATAGAGTACTTGAATATGTAAATCCAGCACCACTAAAAATCTTATCAACTATTGTTTTAACTTGAGTAGCTGGATAGAATTGATTAACTGTCATACCAGTTCCATTATTCAATTGAGTGATATTCAAATCATATCCATAATCCATCATAGGATAGAAATAAGGTTGACTTGAACCAGTCCATGAAGCTGTAATACTTGAATAACTCCAAGTATGATTCAATCCAGAGAAGCTAAGATCAGTTAATTCTCTATCACCAATAGCATCAATAAGGTCCTCAACTTCATCAAATACACTTACTTCATAAGTAATGCTCTTTTGATCATCAACGTTGATAGCTGTTAATTGAAGATTACCATTTGTCATTACTGGAATTGTATCCACAAGTAATTGACAAGGTGTTTTCTTTCTTGGATCAAATTGAGAATCTGATCCTATTTCAAATAAGAAATTGAAAAGGGTATTGTTGTTTCTTGTACCAGGAACGGTGAATGATTGAGAAAAGGTTGATTTACGTGTCTTTATGTCCTTAATGTCAGATACAGCAATACTAAGAGTAATTGGTTCTGAATCAAATAAATCCAGAATACCTACTGCTGTACTACCACTAGTGCCATAAACAAGAATTTCAACGTTTGAATTCATAAGCTAATTTATTAATAAATATATCTTTAAGAAATCTATTTACCCAATATTAACTTCTTTGTCCGTTGATTGTAAAGGCTGATTCAAGATTAAATGAATACATGATCATCTTATTATTGATGGTTTTTTGTATTTCAACACTTTGTTCAAGTACATTAACTGGAAGACAAGTTCCATCTGGTTGAATAATATTCACAACTGAACTGGTAAGTAATTCCTCCATCCAAGCTGATTCTGCATCATCCATCCAATTTGAATTAACTGTAAATACATAATTGCCATTTACATCCAATACTGTCTTTTCTCTTGCACCAACTGAATAATTATAATCAAGTCTCTTCTTGAAATAAGATTTAGTTGTATTAACTGTTTGTCTTGAAACCATATCAAAATTGACATAATCATAACCTCCAAGTCTATTTAAGAATTGAAGTCTTACTCCATCATATTTTGAACATCTACCATCAATTAAATATAGTATTGATTCAGATATAAATCCACCACCACCAACTAAAGCAACAGTATATTGATAGTCTCTTGTTATATTTATTGTATTAGCTGACATACCATTAATATTATAAATTCCAGATGGAATATGAACAATATCATTAGTATTAGGAATTGTTATAGGAATATTTGTAGTAAGTGTACCACCAGAATTTTGATAAGTAATAACTCTTATAATATTTGCTGTTGTTAAATAGTTAAAGAATGAAAGTGTTCCTCGATTAGTATTTTTTAAATATACACCGTTTCTTGGCATATTGGTTAAGAATTTCTTACTTCCAGTAGTACCTGTCATGATATAGCTAAGATAATTCCAAGATGGAATTTCATCATATTGATTAACACCATTAAATGTATAACCAGTATAACCAGTCAATCCAGAAATGGTTGTAACTCGTCTATCAGAATAAATAGTTGTTCCAGTTTCAGCTGATGAACCAGTAGCAGATGTAATACTTGTAATTATTTGATATGGATTAGGAACAGCCAATACTGTCCAAGTTCCTGTAAATTGAGGATTTTGAGCTGGACTTTGATGTGTAATTGTGATAACATCACCACTTGAATAATAGTGTGGTGTAGAACCAGTAAAACCAATATTAGCTGTAAAGGCTGTATATGGGAAGGTTGAGAATGCATTACAATAAAAATAATCAGAATAATTCCAATTGTATTGATATTCCTCTCCAAAATTAACCTTATATGAAGTATAATGATTAGTTGAAGCTGTAATTGTAACTATATTTTGAATATTAGAATCAA